AGTTGCTGGAATAGCTTCACTTTAAAAGGGTGGAACCTCAAAGTCAAGCGAATCTGTTGCGTTTTCGCACATGACCGTTGTTTTTCGAACGATGCGTTCCTCAATGAGAACCTTGGGCGTTCCTTCTGCCGGTGAGGCTTTCAGTAGGTCTGCTCTTCCGAGACCGTACATCACGCACTTCCAAACCAACTTCATTTCTTCTGGTGAAACAAAAGGGTAAACATACTGCCGCTTGCCGTTTACCTTGCCCGTGTAGAAAAGGTCTAGACGTGAAAAAGAGACCGTGTACAGCATATCGCCCTTGATCCAGCATTCTGGATTGTCAAAAGGCTTTGGGAGGTTTACGTGCAAGCGAGCGTTCCATCCCTGCACTGGGTCAGGCGCAGTTGTGCTCAAAGGCACGACCGTGCAAACTGTCCCGACTCGACGTCTCGGCGTAAGGTTGATGACAGGCCGTCTTTTCGTGATCTCGGGTTGCGAAAAACCGTTGAAATCACAAATAAGGATCTGGCCTACGTCGGGGTGAATCTTGATGGTCATAAGGCAAGTCGGTTGGAAGAAGTCCTAATGATAAACCGAGGGATGATTCCCTCGTCAAGATCTCGATTGATTTGTTGGAAAACTGATTCAAGCGTCCTCTTCGAAGCCGCTTGAATCGGCTTTCGGTTGGTTAAAAAAGCCCCCGGCAGTGCCGAGGGCTTGAGTTATTCGAAAAAATCGAATGACTGATCAATTTGACAGCGTTGTCAAAAAGGTCAGAAGGGTACGTCAGAGTCACATGCCGGCTCAGGAGCGCGTCGCTGTGCGGCGGGCTTCTCGGCCTCGCCTTCATCGTTGCGGCTAGAGAGCATCTGCATCTGGTCGGCGATGATC